ATTTTGCCCACCTTTTATCTCTATCCTGGACGACTTCTGGTGTCACGGGTAATGTATTGGGGACCATTCCAGTCATTCCCCAAGGCTCAGTGGCTTGGAGCAAGGGTTATGCCCATACTCCATTGTCATTTGTGTACAATCAATTTGCTAGGTATCGTGGATCAATTAAATACAGATTTAAACTCGTGAAAACTGCCTTTCATAGAGGTCGTTTGATCGTGGCTTTTTACCCTGGTATTTCAATTGGAACGCCTAGCATTGGTAATTCTGAGTATGTTTTTAGGGAAATTGTAGATGTCAGTACTACTTCGGCATTTGAAGTTTGCTGTCCATACATGGTCCCAACTCCCTGGACAAATCAGAATACCCAGATTGGCACAATGGTTGTCTATATCTTGGACCCCCTTGTAGCCCCGGTCTCAGTGTCTACTTCTGTGGACATTTTGCTTGAGGTGGCTGGAGGGGATGACATGCAATTCTCTGTGCCTATAACATGGCAGGTTGAGCCTTATGCTCCTTCTACTGCCCAGGCTGGAGATGAATCTTATTCGGAAACACCCTGTTTTACTCTAGGACCCAAGAGTAATGCCCCACTAGATCTCATAAATGTAGAGACTAGTGGGGAAGTGGTAAAATCTGTAAGACAATTAATTAAGCGGAACTGGCATTATGGTATCGGCTCTGGAAATCTCGGAGGAGCTACCTACATCCAGTTCTACCCTTATGCGGTTACTCCAGTAACTCAAGCCGCGACTACGTCAGGTGTCCTATATAGGGATACGTTCAAATCTGACTTGGTAAATTTGTGGTCATGTGCCTACGCCATTTCGTATGGTTCTATGCTCTACACTTTTCGTCCACCTGATGGATCTTTATCCGGTGGACCTACTCAGAGTTACACTTTAGAATCCGCTGCTCTCTTTGGGACAGCCACTCAAACTGCTTGGTATACAAGCACAAGTGGCTATACCCCATTGGGTGTACTGACCTACAATACTATGAATATTGAGGGTCCCGCGGAAATAAGATCTCCTAATTGGAATGGCAATTTAGGAAGATCAACCCCTGCGCAATTTTGTAACAAAGGCTCTCTCACTTCAATGATAGAGCCCGCGGCTAATTGCACAAACATTGTCCTTTCCGATTCACAGTCAATTGGAAATTTCAACGTCGG